GCAGCAGGGGCGGCAGCAGGGGCGGCAGCAGGAGCGGCAGCAGGAGCGGCAGCAGGAGTCACCTTGGTGACGGTTTTTAACAGCGGTGACTCATCGCTAACATTGCCACGAGACTCCTCAGCGACATCCTCAATGACCAACTCTGCGGCGTAGAATCTGCTGAGAATTGGTCCAAGAGCCTTAGCTGCATCCTCGGATACATGCATAACGCCATCGACAAAGTTATAACGGTTGTTGATAACCTTGGTCTTGCCCTCATCACCACCAGTGAGGTGGAACGCAAATTTCTTAGCCATCGGAGTCCTCCTTAACGGCCCCAGGTCAGATTAACAGTCTGACCTGAGGCGTCAAGTTTAAGGTTAGTTCTTAATGCCAGGCGCCATTGCGATACCGAGTTCGCTGAAGAGAGCCAGGCCACAATACATTTTAACACGAGTGACCGACTCGTCCTTGGTCTGGGAATCACCAAGCTCTTTGACCGCAATACCGGCGTTGTTCTTGGCCGTGAGGCCAGAGATCCCGTATTTGTAGGAGCCGTCATCGAAGTTACCGGCGATGATGGTAGTGCAGATAGCACCGGAAGCGCCTTTGACCTGCGTAACCGGGGTGTAATCATTACGGAACATCGGAGTGCCGCGATATGCAGGCACTTGACGACCACTTGGAAGGGTGACCACGTCACCAATGCCCGCGCCACCGAGAGCCCGAAGCAGCGCGTAGTAGGCGCGAAGGGTACGAGAAGGCATCATGAGATAGTCAACTTGGCCGTCTTTGTCCTTGACCATGTCGAGGAGAGCGTCGAGAATCTCGAAGGACAGGTTGGCGCCGTCCGCACCGACGTCCAGAGTCTGACCAGCCGGGATCATGCTGAGGAGGCCAGCAAAGGAGTCATTGAGGCCGTCACCATTGATCATGGTGTCCTGATACTGACGACCGATGGATTTGGCTTTCGAAGCGATCTGAATCGCCTTCTGGTCATTACTACTGTCAGAGCGAGTAGCCTGGATGAGGTTATCGACCTCAGCGTCACCAATGATACGAGTAAGACTGGAGGTCTTGTTGGTGAAGGTCGCAGCCGCCTTTGCCGTGATGGTACCACCGACACCGAGGAACTGCACATCGCCGGCCACGTTCTCACGGTTGTAAGACAATGCGTTGCCGTCAATGGCGGCGAAGGGGAAGATGTCGTAAATCGGGTTGACAGTGACGATGGTTTCGATGATGCCTGCGATAAGCAGGTTCTGGGTGAGTTTGGCGGATTCCGCCAGAGTTACCGATGCCATGATGGCCTCCTCAAAGGGTTAAAAGTTAATGGCTAACCTCTCCCCGAGAGGATTCATTTATACGGCTCTATGTTGAATTTATCTTCGTGGTACTCCGTACCATTTGGATCTACTGTACTATATGTGGAACCCTATGTACATAACAAAATTCAAGGGTCCTAGATAGATTCTAGGACCCTCGATATTGTCACTATACGTTAAGCCCAGCGGCGATTTTGCTGGTCGCAGACATTTTGCTGGTGTCTTGACCTGGCAACCCGCCACCTGGGGCCCCACCACCCTGATTACCGGCAAACAGGTGGGGCGCCTGCTTAGACAGACCCTTAATCCAGTCACCGACCGCTAGAGGGTTAACACCATCAGTACCGTAGATAGTACGACCATCTTTGTCCGTCGCCACCGCTACACCATCGACGATTTTAAATGTCGACTTTGCTCTGAGGAGTATGTCATCAACCGCCGTTGGGATAACCGCAGCCGTATTAGCCGCTGAGCGAACCGCGGAGTCAATGAGTAGGGTCTCAAGCTGGCGAGTCATAACACTACTTTTCTCCTGCTCTGCTTTAAGCGCCGCACTGTGCTCTTCCTGCATCCGACCAACTCGCTCCTTGACCGCTGCATCTAGACCTGCCGTATCGATGAGTTTCTTCTCATTGAACTTAGTCTCAAGATCCAAGAGCGCCTTGTACTTGGTTGGATCGAGACCAGCCACAGCGTCCAGCTGCTTCTTCAACTCGACGTTATTGTTACGAAACTCATCGAGCTTTTCACGGGGTACTGCACCTTCAACCTGAAGAATGTAGACATCCCCATCTTTACGATACATGCCGGCAATGTCAGCACTGAGCCCCTCAAGGCTATTCAACCGGTACTTTAACATCTTGTTTCTCCTTCTTTTCTTTCGCTAGGGTTTTGATGGCTTCAATCTCATCAGAATCCTTCTGATTGATTGAGTAAACTTGACCTCTGCGGAGATTGTAGATTAGAGTTTCAGTCGATATGCCACCCTCGATATATGCTTGAGTGAGGTCCGCGATCTCTTTGGTACTCAAGCGGCCAGATACAAAATCAGTGCTTAGCTGAATTGATACGGATTCTTCACTTTCACCTTTAAGTTTGGCGATGGTCTTATACACCCAGTCAAGAAGCGCTGATACAGTGTTGACGGTACCGGCTAGTGTAGCGGCCTCAGACGAGTACCGTAATCTGACGATATCCGCACTCTCTGAACCTTTGGAGCTATTATCGATTAATCTGGCAGACATTGACGCCAGCTGAGACTGCTTCTCAACCAGAGCCTTCTCCAGGCTCTGGAGACCTTGGCCAGTAAACTCAAGATACTTAGCGTCTCCACCAACCATCGGAATAACCCATGCACTGGTCGAGCCAATATGGAGTGTTGAATCACTGTCTACGCCGATGACTACAGGTGTAGGTAAACCAGTAAAGTGGCGACCATGCTCAAGGTCAGCACTGGACATATAGTGTGATATGTTGATATTGACGATATCGAGCATCGGAGACTTTACAGGCTCAAACCCGAAACCTGTCGGATTGACACATCTGAACGGTATGTACTCGATTGTCTGACCCTTGAACTTGGGCTGGGTGGTGGCCCCAATCTGATTCCCGTCCTCACCCCAGACCGACATACTATACACGCCGTCAATAAGCTCTAAGACCCTATACTGCTTCTTCAACTCTCGAAGATAGCGGTCATTGGCATTGATAGCATGATACGCTTCAAATAATACGACGAGGACCGGGTTACCAACATCGTCAGTATACCAGTTAAGGATACTCTCAGTCGGATACATCGATGCGTACGCGTCGCCACCAGATACTGGCGCGTCAATCAGTACACCGAATCTAGCCGTAACTAGGAGTTCCTGAAGGGCCATAGACCAGAGATTTACGAACTTCAGGGAGTTGGCGCCCTTGAACAGGTTCTCCATATCTTCAGGTGACTCTATGACCGGCGGGATAGACACCGACATGCCTACTAATCCAGAAACTGTCTTTGCGGTTATGCCATAAAATAATGCTCGGCCTTTATATGCATTATACTCATTTATACTTTGGCCACTCAATTTCGGGAGATACTCTGCACCTTTGGCTTTTATGACTTCGGACCCAGCATGAGCATCTCGGCACTTAGTCCACATACCAAGATACTCGTCGTATGATGGATGAGCGGTAGTTACAGGCATGTTATGCTCCTTCTACTTTCATTAGGCCGGCTTTAGTGGCGGCTGCAAGAACCCTATACCGAATAACGTCCCAAATGTGGTCTTCACCAGTGGTCGAAATATCCTCGGTCTTATCTTCATCATTCTGAAGATTCGGAACGGTTCGGATGGTGTGGAAACAGTTACGGAATATAAATATTCCTGGCTGCTCCATCGGCCTATTATGTACCGCCTGGAGCCGGCCACGGAATAATTCCACCCCTGTAATTCGTGATCCAGCGGACTTATTAGATCGATTAAACACTATGCCGCTAATCGCCAATTGATCCGCTATCGATGGGCCTTCTTCACGATTAAATATAGAGTTATCTGCAGGTCCAGGCCTTACTCTACCACTAAGCCCTACATCTATCTCAGCGTCTTTAATTCGTTTCCCTTGTTCACTGGCCGGGAGACGAATGCCCTCATACTTATGGTTAGCAAAATACAACTCATTTATTATGAACAGCGTACCTTTCGGTACCCAGCAAGCTCGTCCAGACGCATCGATAAACTCTTCACCGTCTGCCTCAGCAAACCAGAGAGCCGCCCCAGGTGCACTATAACCATAGTCAAATCCACGATCAATCTTCCAGGTGTGTGGTATATCAAAAGCATCAATTACATGGAGATGCGCGCGCCATATGTCACTAAATCCACCAATCGATAGCGAATCCCAGTCGCCCTCCAGCATGGCTTTGACCAGTGATGAATCACCCATGCCCTTGACCCTTTGAGCATATTCAGGGTCGTTTGCCAAGAGGACTTTGTTGTCAGTCAATCTAGCTGGTATATAAATCCGCTTCATTGAGCCCTCGTCTTCCGGAGCTCTAAAAACCTTAAAGCTGCCATGGTCGACGAAGTTTGATTTAAAGTACATATGGCCAACATTTCCGGGGTTGGCTGTGTACAGTATTCTTGGGAATGAGCCTTTCCACTTATCAGGTACCGTCATACCACCGAGACGTACACGAGAGCGAATAAACCTTATCATTGTTGGGGTGAAGTGGGTGGCCTCATCGATAACTAAAAAACCGATCTGAGCCCCTTGATGACTGTATATATCTGACTCGTACTGTGAGTGAGCCAACTGAATCCTTGAACCATTGTAAAAGGTGAAACTATAGTCAGACTTGCTAAATACCACATCACCGTCTTCAAGCATATCCTTAAGCATTTCAAGGTAGCCGCCTGGGGTATAGATATGGTTAGCAAGAACTTCTTTGAATGTACGTCTAAATAGGTAAGTAATAAGCCCAGGTATCTCAAGGCTAAATATGATCGTAGCTACACGGGCTAGGTAGCTCTTACCGCCACCTAGAGCTCCGCCATACAGTATCTCATTGGCTGGCGTTACCAGAGTTTCTTTCTGGCTAGGGTAGAGTTTAAAGTTAGTAGCCATTAAGGCCCACCGGTCTTTGTCAGATAGTAGAGAAAAAGACCTGTGAGAATTGTAATCATCGCCCCGACCAGTAACCACAGAAATTTGCTCGCGATATTTCCGGGTGTTCTCTCTAATATTTGAATACGTACTTCATGGCCTTTGAGCCATGAGTGGTGGTCCGATTGACCCTTGACGATATGCTCCATCTCATTTTTTTGGACAGCAAGAGTCTGCAGTGTCAGAATAACCTGATCGAGTTTCTCATCCATCTTGTCTATGGTAGGGCCTTGAATACAGGGCGTGGTCATCTGAATCTCCTGGCCGGCTCTCAGATGTAGCTTATCGTTACTTACTGAAAACGCCAGTTTTATTGAAGGTCGTGACTAGCACCGAGATAACTTTCTCTAGTGCTGGCCACAAGGTGGACGCCTTCTCATGTGAAACTTCGATAATCCCTCGAATAGCCGCGAGCTTCTGCTCACCCTTCCCTTCTCCGGGAATAGCCTCTTCAATAGCTTTCATAGCGACAATGAGCGCGGGGACGATTTGCAGAATGGCGACGATAATAGCAATTGCAGTTGTCATGGTTTTCTCCTAAGTCGTCTGAGTAGTTTGATCAACCAGGTATCGATATCTAACTTCCAAGTATATCCAAGCTTGAGTGGCAACTTCATGACTGGTCAGGGAAGAACGCGCCAAGCGCACCCATAACACCCATTCCAACGATAATGAGCGCCTCAATCTGCTCAGGGTTAAGCGCAATGCCAGTGGCTGTGATAAGGGCCATAATGCCGCGCCAGGTGGATGCTTCACGTAAACGCTTGAGGATAAACTTTTTCATGGCGTAGTACCTTAATAGGACCAGATCGCTGGTCGTGCTGAAGTTTCTAGATCATCCAAATGAATGAATCGATTGTTTCCTTTTTGATTCACCCCAATTCCAGTAAAGCCAGCGGCACAACCGAGAACCAATAAACGGTGAGCTTGCGCCCTGCTCACACCAATATCAATGGCTCGACCAGTCGTATGCGGGCCAATCAATCCAGTCCCTGATACAGCATTGTTATGCTTTGGACATCTTGCCCCAGACGTGACAGGAAAAGGAAACCCTGCCTGTACCCTTAACTTCTCAACTTTAGCTATGAAATCGGCTTGTGGGAGCATCCCGCAGCCACACTTGCAATACAGCTCGCTTTTAGTGAAATGCTTGGTCATTTAAACCATCCTTTCACACGATCCCATAGGGATGGACGAAAATCTTCTGGGTTTGCAGTAGCGCGTTCAGTAGCCTCTCGAATCTGTGAAGCAGTAAATAAAGCGTTGTGGCGCTTCCCTTTGGCATCAATGATCAAAGCAGGATAATAGAACATGCCAGAACCAAACTTGCGATTGATGTTGGCTATTCTTTCTGTTTCATAAATTCGTGATGTCATTTGACCTCCTGACAGCTATGAGGACATTTACCTATCACCGCCTCCAGTTCAACGCGGACCAAAAGTCTTTCGGCGGTACCTCAGCTGTCAAGGCTTTCTGGCAGTGGTTCTTATCGATCCAATCCAGTATATACGCGATCCGCGCCTGGTGCCACCTACTTTCGATCGTCCCGGCAGCCTGCTTCCTACCAAGGATGGCTGAGTAGTACTCCCAGGAGCGCCCGGTCAACTTATCAACAACCCAACAGTCGAGCCAGAGCAACACATTCCAAAGCCGCATCTCCAAGCTACCTCCATCGAGTGTCTCTACCCTTCAGTGACGTACTCAGCCTCATCAATGACTTCGAACAGTGATACAGTAACTGTCCTATTATCCCGAGGCGGTTTGACCTCGATAGACTTGAGTTCGGGCGCTATGAACCTTGCGAGAGCTTTATGACAGTCGAATTTAAGTCTGTCATCATCTACATTGTGAGCCATGTCAGCTATAGCTAACAGTGGATGGTAGGTCGGGTATTTGGACTGGATCATTGCGAGGACCGGAGAGATTACCGGCTTATGTGCTAGTGCATGGGATGCCATAAGATATCTCCTTGGACCTATTATACTACACGGGACCTAAAAGTACATACAAATGTTCATGGACCCATTGCAGATTCTATTGCAATGGTCGCATCTAATGTGATATTCATCACAGATTAGTCTAATGCCGTAAGTAGTTGAATTTATTAACCTATTTATATACGCTCTGGATACTCATGAAGGTAGCTACCTTTGTTCTACTATTAAGTAGCTACTTTGAACCGCTTCAGAGCGCATCCAGAGCGCTCAGAATTACATTGGGAGTTACATTGGAGGTCGTTTTAAGGCTGCAGAGCGCAAAGTGCTCGGTTTATCGTCATATTTTCATTGGAAGAGGCGCTTTGGAGGCATCTCGGTGTACTTTGTAGTCAATGTGGCAAAATTGGCCGTTATTAGTCACCTCACTACACTCTTAACTCAAAGCACCTAGCTCTAAGCACCTAGCTCTAAGCATTTCAACAAACTTCTAACCCCTCAGCACTTGGCCCTAAGCATGGAACCCCTATAACGACTCAAAAATGAAAAATTGCCCTTTGATCTGGCCCCCGGGCCTGTCAGG